ATCCTTTGAGATAATATGATTTTTAGAGTTTTCTTCTAAAAAATCCTTTTTATATGCTCTAACTACCGTGAGATTGCCCTCTCTCGTTAGCAAATCTCTTTCTGGCACTAAGTGTAACACATATTTTTAACATAAATATTGAGTATTTTTTTTAAAATTTTTTATAAAAGAAGTTGGTTTATCGAGAACACAAGCATAATATATAAGTATGTTAGATATAAATAAGGAGAACAGAATGAATGAATTGTTAGATAATAAAAATGTCCAAAAATTAATTAAGCCATTTATTGATAATGGATATGTAGTTAAATCTTTTGAGCATAACTTTGAAAGCCCAATCTATTCTGAAAACACACCAAGAGATGAAGATTATGTTGTAATTTTTGGACAAGACCTTATGTCTGATGACGATAGAAAAAAGTGGAATGTTAAAGAATTTAAAATTGGTGGCAAATTAGAGAGTGCTTCAGCAACAGGAACTACTGAATATTTTATAGTTGAATTTGAAGCTGATGAGCATTTAGGATATATGGTACTTAAAGTTAAAAATGGTGTTTTTATTCAAGGTGGTAATAAAATCGTTACTAAAACTAATGATGTAAAACTTTTTGAAGTTGGATTTGTTAGTAAAAAATTCTTTGAACACTTTGGAGAATACAAAGTTTTAAATCAAAAAGAATTTAATGATTGGAAAAAATATCAACAAAAATCTAATCCAAATACCTTTTTGTTGAGATAATTATAAAACTTGTCCAGTAAGAGATAATCTACGATAACCTTTTAGTAATTCTTTTGCGTCTGGGTCAAACTTATTAAATAGTTCTACTGTTCCAGTACTTTCATTTCCAAAAACATTAAATGGTGTATCTTTTCTTTTCCATATTCTTGTAGCTTGAATAACACAAGCCTCAACAACTGCGTCAGGAACTGCTGACCAGCCCCAAAGTCCTGTTATCTTTATATTTTTATTTATTAAAGGCTCAAATCTTTCTGATGAACGAGTTTCTAAAATTCTTATTTCTGTATAAGGATGATAATCTGTTCCTTTTTCGTGAATAGGATTAATTGGTCTTAGATAAAAATCTGTATCTAATGTAAGAGTTGTATCATAAGTTCCGTCATCTGTTGTATCTAATTGTACTGTTAGCGAAGTAGTAGTACTAAGGTCAGGAATGTCAATGAATACAGTACTAATAGGATTAAAGTATTTAACTGTTGCTGATTCATCTTGATAAAACCTCCTTTGGCAATATCTATCTATTAATCTAGAACTTGCGTCAATTGCTCTATCAATATTTGTATCTTGAGCACTACCAGATAAACCAAGCCTAGCCTTAAATTCAGTTTTATCTACATACTGCTCGTGAGCCATTTAAAACCTACTTAGCTTTATTTTCGACAGGTTCTTTAGCTTTAGTTTCTTTTACTTTCCACTCTTTAGCTTGTACATCAGATACTTCACTACCTGCTCTAGCAAGTAATTTACCTTTAGCCCAACCTTTAGGAAGACCACCATTTACGCCTTTACCTATATTGCCGTCATCATCTTGCCATAAATCATCTTTTAAAATCATTTTTTCTCCTTTTGCTTTGTCCTCACTCGCCTTTTTTATATATGACGAGTGAGAAACTAAAGCCATAAATTACTAATTAAAAGTTAGTAATTGAACAGAAAGCAGTTGGTCTATAGATTGCAAAACCTAATCTCAAACTTGCTTTCATCATTACTTTATCTTTTGTAAAGAAATCAGAGTGGCTATCGGACATAGCTACTTCAATTCCTTGTCTTGTAACGATATGTGCTGAAACACCACCACCAAAGTTTCCTAGTAATGCTGTTCCTGCTGAAATTGCAGTTGTAGGTACAACTGGAACGCCCCAAATACTTGCTTGAGGAGCACCATTGAACATACCTGCACCAACGAATAATGGTTGTAACGCACCAGAAGTTGTTACTGCATTAACTTCTGTTACTAAATCATACCAATCGCTTGGGTGCATAATTATTGCGTCAGGCTCTACGAAAGCATCTTTTCTGATTTCAGTAATTGCTTGATAGATTTGACCAATTCTCTTTAGATTTCCTGCGAAAGCAGAATAATCAAAAGTATTGATACCTGATTTGTTCAATACACCTGTTATATTAGGTGCAGTTCCGTTACCGTTTAATAATTCGGAATCTAGTCTTAGATTAAGCATTGTTCTTAATCTTGAGTCTAAATATCCTTGGACTGCAGTTACATCAGCCAATAATTCTTCTGTTACTGGAATAGAAACACCGAATTTTCTAATATTTTCAGTTCTTTCAGTCATAGCGAGAGCTGATTCGCCAAAAGCACTTGCTTCAGCTACTTCTGCTGCGTTATTTGTGAAAGTTGTTTCTTCCAAATACTTGTATTGATATTGGTCTGTTTGTAGAACAGAAAACAAATCAATAACTGAATTAGGATTTCGTAATGCAGTCGGAACGATAAGGTCTGAACGAACAACCTTTGGAGGATAGGCGGAAGCCTCATCCATTAAGGTTTTTGTTTCTAATATTGGGTTCCATTTTACTTCTGAAGTAATGTTCTTCATTCCTTCTTTTATGAAAGATTGAACTGCTTTACTCTCTTGGAACATTTGAGCAATAGATTTTGTTTGCTCAGGCATTTCCTCGTGTATTGGTAAAGCTTTTACTTCTTTTCCTGCTTGAACATCAGCTTCAAGTCTTTTAACTTGAGCGTCATATTCTTGAAGTTGTTTAACTTCTTTTGACAAAGCCTCCATTTCTTCGTTTCTATTTACCCAAGCTTCTTTTTGCTCGTGTGTCATATCTTCGAAGTTATGTGTTTTAGCCTCGTTTAAAGCAGATTCACGAAGTTCTTGGAGTTTTGCTTTTTTAGCGTCTAAATTACTCATTTAGATTTCTCCTTATATATCCGTTGTTTCTGCGAGAATACGCATTGTATCTGCAAAAACATCATTTGCTTTTACTCTATTGTCCTTTTTATCTTCTGGCAAACCTGCATTTAGCAAGTCATCTATATCTTGAAAGACTGCGTTCAACTTTTCTTGCAAGTGCATTAAAGCGTCAGCAGATTTAGGACTTAGTTTTTTATCTTTCTCCAAGCGTAAGGCAGTAAGCTCCTTAGCTCTTGTTAGTACTGCAAAAACATCATTAAGAGATGTTTCTACTTCTTCAACGAAAGTTTGACCACTTTCATTTGAAACTTCTTGTGAAACTTGTTCAATTTCATTTTCTAAACCTTTTGCCTCTTCGTAAGCGTTATGTGTTGCACAAGGCATATAATAAGTTTCGCCATTTTCATCAATAGTATGAGTTCCTGAACAACCTAATTCTTCAGCTCTAGCTAAAGCCTCTCTTTCAGTTGTATAAGTATCAGGCATTTCTTCGTGCATATCTTTTGTAGCTTTTTCTTTATTAGCTTTTATAGCCATTGTGTAAGTTTCTTGATTAGCTCCTACTAATACAGGACTAACCTCCCAAACTTTTAAATCTTTTAAATATCTTACTTCTTGACTATCTCCATTATCTTTTGTAAAGGTTCCAATTTCTGAATCTAGTACTTCAAAACCAAAAGACCATTGTTGCAAATCGCCCATAGCTTTAACAGTTTCATAAGCCTCTCTACCACTAGCAGTATTCATATTGAATTCTCCTACAAATTTTGCATTATTATCATCTTGAATAATTTTTCCTCTGCCAATTGGTTTAGACCAATCGTGAGCCCATACCATAGTTACGCCTTTATCTCCATATCCACTTCTTATTGATTTTGGTTGCACTACATCATTATCGCTATCAATAGTATTGAATACACTAAATACTGCTTCCACTTTGCCCTCAATATCATTTGATAATATTGAATCTATTGTTTTAAACTCTTTTGTCATCTGCGTCTTCTATTCCTTTTTCTATGGTATATTGTATCACATCTACAATTGACTACAAGGTTTGCTGGTGCTCCAAAACTACTATCTCCAGGATACCTCATTTTGTAACCACCTACATTGAACAATTGCTCATATTCAACTCTAGCATTATCAACTGCTCTATGTGGGTCACGAACTAAATTATCTCTACGAGTAATCCATTGTTTTTCAGTAACTACGCCACTTCTTTTAACTGCTTGTTCTTTTCCAAATTGTGCTAAAACTTGAGCCTCAGTTCTTGCTATTGTATTACTTCTTCCAAGTCTTTGCAATCCAAAACGATTAGATACTTCTGCTTGTACATAATCAGCTAAATCTTGTCCTACTAAACCTAATTCACTTCCTTTATCAAATCCTACTCTTAAAGCTACATTTAATCTTTTCTTTGTTGTTTTTGCTAATTCAGGCATAATAGTATCTAATCTATTAGTAACAAATTGTATTGCCTCTTTATTTCTAGTCATTGGCTCAATAGGAAAAATAGCATTTGAATTTCTTAATCTAAAAAATCCACCTGTTATAACTTCCATACGAGGTTTTTGAGTTCTGCCCCTAATAATATCTTCATCTTTTCCTTTTACTTGTTCAGGCAATAATGTAGTTATTTGAGCATAAGCAAAATCTGTCATTAAAGATAAATACATATCATACAAATCTGCTTTCCAACTCTTAGTTAGATTATCAATAATTAAACTTGCACCAGCCCCAATACCAATAATTGTTACTGGATTATTCTTAAAATAAGTATTTATTTCTTTTTCTAAATTTTGAAATAATTTATAAAATTCTAATGTTAGTTGATAGTCCCATTTAGATAATAAAGCGTCATATTCTTTCCATAAAATTGTTTTAGTTTCTTCACTTTCAAATTCATTTGCAAATATTTCATCATCTAAATCTAATACTGCATTTCTTCTTTTAATTAATTCTAAAGCAGATGATACTTTTTCATCTCTTGCGTTCATAGCTCTAACTAATTTTTGGCTCCAACTTCTACCTGCATTTCCGCCCCATAAAGCCCAAGCTATTCTTCCATTACTTGGATAACCGTCTTCTCCTGGCGACCAACCTTGACCTGTTTTATCACTTTCGTGTCTTGGAAAGTATTTAGCAATATGTCTTACTTTTTCTGCACCTGCAGTTCTATTGTTTAAAATATATCTTGCTGAATTACGACCAACTGAAGTTCCACCTCTGCCAAACTCTTTTACCCACTCTAAACCTCTACGAGCTTCTTCTTTAGCACCTTGAGGAATTGTAAAATCTAAGTCGTCGTATGGTCCTTTAAAATTCTCCACTATAAGCGTTCTCTCCGAATCTATGTATCTGTTCCAATCGTGCTTGTGCTAATTCTTCCGTAGGATAGCAACCAAACAATCTATTTGTATCAGCTGAATAAACGCAATATTCGCCATTTTCCTGTCTTATTACTTTATTTTCTAAATCTTCTTCTAAACTACTTTGTTCAATAACAGGTTGATTAGTTACTTCTTGGACTGCAGTATAAGTTCCTATTTCTTCTTTTGGAACTGCTATTTTATTATTTGGTATTAAATAAACATCATCTTTATCGTCAAAGTCAAATCCTAATTCCTCTCTAGCCTCTGCTATTGTTAAAAATCCTGCATTAACTCCTACTGCTATTCTTCTATATTTTTCATCTTCATCTTGTTGTAAAGCTCTTACTTCTGAAAAATCATAAAATGCCTCTTGATATTGTTCAGTATGAAAATCTATATTTAATAACTGATGAGTTAGTTCTTGTCCTATCATACGCCACATTGGTATTAATTTATTTTCAGTAAAATACTCTCTTAATTCTTT